TGGTTACGATGGCGCCTTTCATGTCTCGAACATACCCATCACTGGCTTGGGTGAGCACGCCCATCGCAACGCCAGAATCAATGAGGCGCTGCCTAAACTCTGTACTATGAGTGATACCACTTGTTTCAAGTGAACGCCATTGTTTAGCAGTTAATGCCCCGGCGCCCATAGCCTGAGCTAAACCGCTAAACACTGTCTCCATCTTACCTAACTGCACTCCAGCTAAAGCAGCAGTCGAGCCTATTCCCTGCATAGCGAGAACGGCATCGTCTAATTGAATTCCAGCAGCTGTAAATGTCGCAACGCTGTCCATCATCTGTACAAAGCTGAAACTTGTTTCGTCAGCATAAAAGATAAGAGGAGCTAGCGCAGTTTCAACATCTTGAACGCTTTTACGAGTCGCATTCATGACAGTCTTAATACCATGAGTCTGGTGTTCAAATTGTTGGAATCCTGCTATGATAGGATCGAGCATAGTTGTCCTGGCAAGCTGGACAGACATGTCAATAATACTACTTGTAATCTTAGCCAACGCTGTGACTGCGATAACTTCAAGCGCACTAAAACTTAGTTTCAGCTTACCAGCTGATTTACCAAGTTCATCGAGACCTTTGGTAGGCTCATCCATCTTACCAAGACTTTTATTGAGATTTTCAATGGAGTCTAAACTAGACTGAATACCAGCTTCGAATTGTGCGTTATCGAAACGCATCTCTACAACTCTTCTGTCGACATTTTTGGCCATCAGCTAGTTACCTCCTTCCAGATCTCCATAACAATTTTCTCGAAAACCGGGGCCATGGCTGGATTAATGTAGTCGATACCTTCGCGCCAGCCACCAGTGCCAGTAACATGCCCGTATTGAATCCCAATAGCAATTGAAAATCCTTTATTAACACTGTTATTATTCCATGTGATAAGCCACGAACTCTCAGAGCGCTCAATATCATAGCTCCAAGAGTCCGCGGTCATTCCAGAATCCTTTGGTGTGGCAGCAGCTAAGGCTCTTACCCCTTCTTGGGCATAGGCAGACACTATAGCTGGAATATCTAGCTTCCCTGCTCTTGTTAAGAACTGCTTAGTCTGCGCAAAGTCGCCTTTATGCTTAAACGTTACTGCCATCTTACGACTCCTTTTTCAATTCCATTTTGACGGATTCGTTTAGATTCTTCGTGTTAGGTGGAGTGCGACCCAACCTGCTCCAGATTTCAGCCTTCCCCATCGCCCCATCGTTCCTTTTGTATCGATTGGCGCGTCTGCTTCCTCGATGATGGTGTAAATGTTAGGATCATTGCGAAGCACGAGATTCGAACCATCGCTACGCTTAGCCACAGGAGATCCAACTCCAGGTCCCGAACGCACATTCAACGCTGTAGTGCTGATTCGAATCCTGTATGGCTCAAATTCAGATGGTTTCGTCTCTGGAGAGTCGATGATTGGGGAACGTGGCGCAGGAGCTGGTTGTAATGGCGAGGAGTTAATCTGAGCGATTCGCCCATTCACGAACTTATTAGGCGTACCACCAGCAAGACGATAATTAAGCTCGATCACCATCTCTGGTATGCGAGCAACGAAGTAATCGCCTGGGCAGTCCTTGTTCGTAAACCAACGATGAAGTGTGATGATCATCTCATCGTCTTCGCCTTGAGCATCCTTATTACCATAGTACGCAATCTTACTAAAGCCATAGAACACAGCGATGTCGATCGCTAAATCAAGCCACGCATTGAGAGCTGCGTCGCTCATAGCCCAACCAGTTGCTTTTCCACCAGTATTTGCAATCTCGAATGTGATTGCTTCACGATCATTAGCGGAGCTTGAACTCGTCCACGCCCTCATCGTCTCCTCAACACCGAGACCAATACGACCATCCGTGCCAATTGCGTAATTGGTGCTGGCGCGATTCGACACATCGGTTCTTACAAAATTAGAAAGGCCGAGTGTCGCCTCAATCGTGAGATTTCCCGTCACGCAATGAGGAGTCAATTTCCGAACTAATTTTCCTCGTGGACTTGTTCTATTCGGAGAGAGCCTTGTAAACGTGGCTAACGGACTTCTAGTCCTCGCTCTTTCATTACTCATGTGGCTCACCTACATCGCAGTTGTTACCATGCGATCTTTCAAATTCCAAAGCCACTTCCTGAGGAATCTCGTCGCCTTCATTAACGAGTGGAAGTTCATTAGGATCCATATCACTCATCCTTTCGAATTCATTTTCGCTCTACGAGCTTGGTTAAGAGCGCCACGATGAGTCATAGCCGCTCGCTTGTCTACTTTCTTATCTGGCGCATTCTTGATACTACACACGCGAATCAAAGTCATTAGCCGATTAAGATGCCACTTCTGGCACTCCATGGGGATGTTTTGCGCAATCATCCAGTAATAAATGATTTCCGCGGTGATTATATCTTTACTTTTCTTGTGATCTTCCTTATCACTGAACCACGTAGCGGTCATGGAGTCTTCGATATATGCTTCGATTTTCGTAAATATGTCGGTGGGAAGGTACTCGAAGACCAGAGGATCAACATTCTTGGTAATGGTCATATGCTTAAAATAGTCGATCGTTTCTTCTCTGGTCTTCGCATCTTTACTCAGGAAGGGTTTTTTCCATTTGGATTCCCATTTGGATAGGGAAACGAGGGAGTGCTCAAGCTGAAGCGTAATAGCCTTCGTTTCCCCCAGATCTAATGATCCATCTTCGTTATTAGTATCGATGGAATAATGTATTGCGGGGATGTATAGCTGTAGCACTGCCGATCACTCCTTAGCTTGGGGGATCCGGCGGAAGCATCTTAAGTTTCATGTCCTCCTGCGCCTTCTTAGCCGCAGCCTTTTGATCTTCCGGCACCGCGGGAATGATGCCATTGATGAACGCCGCCGCCGCATCATGATTGGTCGCCAGTTCCATAAACAGATCGCTGAACGCCTCTGTTTGGGAGAAAGCTTCGGAAATCTCTGGGCTCTTAATAAAGCGCCTGCCATCCGCAGTCTTCTCGCCATAGGATTTCATGATGATGTCCCTGAACACATCCACGATCTGCTTATGGTCCTGGGTCTGAACAATCTTCTGAAGCATGCCGGACATGCCGCCGTTGACGCTCAGTTCCATTTGAGTTACTTCGGCTTTCGATAGATTAAAGCAGAATTCCTCAGTTCGTTTATTACCGTCGTAATCGGTGTAAGTTATGGTTTTCGTTAACATTTTGGTTATTTCCCCTTTCAAAAATATAGTTTATCGCTCTAAGTTAGTTGCCTAGCCGTTTCCACCGACAATTTCCATGATTTCTGCCGGGAGAGGAAGTCTTGCCACTACTGCCGGGACCTCCGGTGTTCCCGCATCGATGTCTTCCGGAATCTCATCTGTGCCATACAGAATATCTTCAAGCAGCTTGAGCTTGTCCGGATCGATCTTGGTGGAATCGATACTGATAAGCGCTGTCGGCTTAAAGCCTGGTACATCGACCGGAGTAGTTGTGATCTCCCAGGAGAAAGTTATAGCCTCTGGGCTGTCATTGATCGTTGAGTATGCCTTATCTGACGGAGAGGCAATACACCCGTAGATCAGATGCAGCTTGTAGCCGTATGCATCGAGTTCTACATCGTTACCGAGCGCGGTCCTGAAGCAGAATCCGAAGGTTCGCCTCGACTGTTGGCCAATGTAAATACCCGTCGCAATGGGCGCTGAGCCATCACAGATCATGAATTCATCGGGATACGTGTATGCCTCAATCGTCGCCCCGAACTCCTCAATAGACATAAGGGTCAGGTATTTGATGTCATCGGCATAAATTGGGCTAGGCTCAGCGCCTGACGGACTTTGTGTAACGCCGGTCAAACCATTCCACGCAACGCCAGTAGTATACTTACCATCGGAATCACGAAGATAGAGAACGCCGTTACGAGTACCAGTCTCGTACAGTCTTTCGCCTACTTCATTCCATGTGAGTCTTGACATTTGTAGTTTCCTCCTTAGTAATAGACGCTAAATGCGTCATGATTTAGGTTCTCCGATGTATAGTGTCGATCGAAACTAGACAACGGTAGTTGTAAGATCTTTTCCAAGATTTCGCTGTCAGGATCCGGATCAATGACAATAACGGTGTAACGGGCACGTGCCTGATACAGCTCGTCATTGGCATGATCCGTTTCGAGCTTACTTCGACTATACACTATCGCTGGATACTCCATCTCTGTCCCACTTGGGGGTTGAAAATGAACGTTTGTCGAGTCATCCTCGTATTCTATCAGGAGATCTAACTCAGATAGAATATTCTCAAGGATTTTTTGTAGCTGCTCGCGTCTGCTCATTATACACCCTCCCAACCGACAGAATCAGGCGAGGACGTACAACCTCGACACGATTTACCTGCCATTTCGTCCCCATCCATGTAAGATAGCGTATAGATCCGAGGTTTTCATAGGCAAAGGGATCCCCGACAATACTAAACCGGTTCTGCAACAGATCATCGGGGTTGAGATTCTCCCCATCACGAGTTTGCCCAATGTTTTGGAGAACATCTCCGGAATAAAATCGCTCTGTGATCTTTTCCTGGCTTACCCCCGGTTTTGTTCGAACCTGCTTAGCATAGCCGATAGCTCCATAATACTTTGCCATTTGGATTACCTCCTATTAGCTAGCTCTTTTTCCTCTCCATGACGATCGCGGCCTTCGGGCGGATCAACGCACCGGAGACGCGGGTTTCAATCAGATACTTGTGCTGGTTGTAGTCGATGTCGAAATCGTCAAACATCGCTACCTGCCCGCCCTTATCGGCGCCAATATTGTAGTCTTTAAGATTGACCACAATACCGAGAAGCTCATAAGTAACGCCACCGTCGTCACGAGTTACATTATTCATGACTTCAACCTCTACGATCTTGCTTACGCGGAGGACATTGGCCAGCTCTCCGACGTTTGCATAGATGCGCCTACCGTTGAGATCCTTGATAAGGAGCATCTCGGTAAGGAGATCGGTCGAAGTATAAAGCGACGGTGTACCGGAGCCACGATAATGCGTTCTGGCCCTAATGAATTCGTCAATAATTTCATCCGTTGTCTCATCTTCAGAGACTTCAGCTCTGTGAACGAAGACGTCGGGATCATCGGTCGCGATCGGGCGGAGATTCTGCTCGTTTATCTTGTCTTCATCGGAAATATCGCGACCATCGCCGATAAGAATGGCACGAGCCAGCTCCTCATCGAGCATTTCACGCATTTCACGCCTCAGCCAGGCAACAACATCGAAGTCAGTGATGTCGACCAGATCGTCACGATCAAGCTTATTCTTCTTGTAGACGGTTGTTGGAGTCGTGATACGCTTCATAACTGGGATGATCTCTTCCTTTTTCCGATTTCCAGTTATGTACCCCTTTGCTCTCGCCTCATCCTCTGTCAGATCAGCGAAAAGGGTCTTGATGCGGGAGAACCGGGTCTTATTACACCCATTGAGAACGCCGGAAACCCAGTCATCATCTCGCTTAATGGTTAAAGGCCCACCGGGATGAACATTTATCGCATCTGGGAAGAGGATGTCGATCGGATCGAAACCATACTCAGTCGCATGGGCCAGGAAACTCTCCTTCAACGAGCCATGCTTCTTAGCGCCCTGCAGAATTGAGTTCATTTGATCATGAGTAAGTGTAGTTCTTGTGTCCTGCTGAGCAGACTGATCGAACACGTTGTTTTTCATTTCATTTTCTCCTTCGTTATTAGTAGTTGAGTGCGCCATTGAATCTTCTTGTTTCTCTGCTGGTGACTCATTCTCGATGCCGCTCTGCTTCATTTCGCCCTCTTCTGCGGTAGCATCCCTGGCCTCAAGAGCATGGGCAATCATAACATAGACGACATTCTTTTGATCCTCAGTCATGGTGTTAAACACCTCTGCTGGGGTCATATCGCTTTCTGCATGTTGTATATCGTCTTCTTCTGGCTCCTCGTCGGCATCATCGTCATAGCTATGCATGAACTCGAAGTCGCTATAGATGATGGCTTCCGTATCATCGACGGTTTCCATACCATCACCGTGAGCAAAGGAAAGATTCCTGATCTGTGCGCCTGGATTTGCGCCTGAGACCACTAAACTAACCTCACGAATCATGCCGTGCATGACTTGCTTGCCTTGCTCTTTGAGTTGATTTGCATAGATGGACAACGAAGAGATGTCGCCATGCGCAACGAGAGCTTTTGCATTCTGTCCTGTAGGTGTTGAGTTAAACTTGCCGTAGCAATACACACCATCATCCCTGTATTCCAGATCTGCGTGACCCAGAACATTGGTTGAATCATTGTGTAAATGTGCCCAGACAAGCGGGACCCTTTGACCATTCTGGTGCTTAAACGCGTCTTTTAGGATAGTACGTCCATCAGCGCATTTAAGACCAAACTTTGTGGCGTATCCGTCAAAGTCATAGTCCTTTTTGATTTCCATTTTGACGTTTCTCCTTCCGATTTTCTGTTTTTGACTGCTCGTTCGCTATTCGAAGCTCTTCGACCTCTTGTTTAAGGAGTTCGATCTCTTGCTCAAGCATTTCCTCTTTCAGTCTCTCGTTCTCTGCTGTTGGAGCATTCAGGTTCTTGTTCCTGAGTTCATCAGCTCTGTCATCTGTGGATGGCTTCTTGCCCATAATGGCTCGAAGCTCGTTTCCAGTCAGAATCTCGTTCCTGCTGAACTTGTCAGCGATGTTAGCAATCTCTGATACTGGTACAAGCTTGAATGGATCCCTGAAGAACACTATGGATTGCTTTTGAGTGCGAGCAGTGGGCGTAAGGAACTTGCGCTTGAATTCGCCTGTGATTGCAGTGAGGATTGGCTCAACTGTGCTGTTGATAAAGTTGAGCATTGTTGGTTCATCTGCTGTACCATTAAACACGTCCTCAGATACTCCTAACTGGCTGTA